TTCAGCATTACACAGAGCTTAACAAGCTATTTTGACATTTCTTTTCTGATTTCTCTTTTATAATTTGGTTAATGTTAAATTGGGCTACTTTAAACGGTAGCCCTTTTTTTGCCAATATGTTAAAATTTTGTTAAAATTTAAAATTATAGTTGCATATTCAAATAACGGTTATATATTTGCCTCAACAAACAAACAAAATAACAGAAATTATGACAACTACAATTTACACTTACGAAACTTCTAAAGGAATTAATACTGAATCTTTTACATCAAATGGTTATGTAACTTTAGAAAGAAATGGTTTACACGTTTACGAACACCATTTTGGAAGTCTTACAATTAAATTGCAAGAACAAATTTTAGTGAAAGAATTAGAATCAAGAAATATAAAATATACCAAAGTAAATAATTAATAAAAACAGGGGTGCGACTGTAACGCACAAATATTAACTTTAAAAAATAAAAATTATGTCAAGAGAAGAAAAAGAATTTAGAAACGATGCAAAAAACTTTTGTGTATTAATGGGAATGATAGTTTTAGCAGCTATCATAGTAGTTAACTTTATATTAGTAAAATAAGATGAAAGATTTAATCGACTTTAACAGATTTCAAATAGAAGCACTACAAGCTGAAATTTGTAAACTAAAACAGGAAAACAATTTACTATCTACCTATTGCTTTGAAGCATTAGAAGATGGAATAACAGAAGAATACAAAACATTAATCAAGCAAAACATTTACGAACTAAAAACAAATTAAGATGGGAAACACAATTATTGCATTTAATGAATTTTCATTAAACCAAAAGTTAAGCAGAATACAAATTGAGTTCAAAGCAAATAAATCAAGATTCAATAGCTTTGGTAAATACAACTTTAGAAGTGCTGAAGATATTTTAGAAGGTTTAAAACCATTTAATGAAAAGTATGGTGTATCTTTTACAATTACAGAAACTTTAATTTCTAATAATCCACCAATATTATTATCAGTTGCTAAAATTATAGATAATAATGGTTTAGAATTAGAAGCTACTGCAATAGTAGGTGTAGATTTAAACCAAAAAGGGATGCAAGTACCACAACAATTTGGTTCAGCAAGTTCATACGCTAAAAAGTATGCATTAGGTAACCTGTTATTAATTGACGATACACAAGACGCTGATGCAGTTAATAAACACGAGAAAACAGATGTCGCAAATAATGCACCAACTGATGACAAAAAATGGTTAAACAAAAACACACCTGAATTTACTAAATCAATTGAATACTTAAAAGGTGGTGGTAATATAGAAGCTATTGAAAAAAAGTATAAATTAGCCAAAACAGTTAAAGACGAATTACTAAAAGTAAAATAACAAACAGGGAAGCTGAAAACTGAATAGAGTAAGCAAAGTAAACAATCAAAAAACAATTATTATGAGTGCATTAATTAACGTAAGTTTAAGAGTCGATGCTTTACCTAAAGAAAAATTTGTAGCAGGAAAAGATGGAAAAGTTTATTATAATTTTACCATAGCTATTAACGATGAAGCTAACCAATTCGGTCAAAATGTTTCTTTAACAGATTCACAAACTAAAGAAGAACGTGAAGCTAAAAAAGCTAAAAACTACATCGGAAACGGTAACGTAGTTTGGACTGATGGTAACATCGTAGCAGTTAAGAAAGAACAATCAACTGCAACTACAACAGAAGTAGCTTCAGATTTGCCGTTCTAAATTAATTAGGGGTGTAACGGGATATTGCACCCCTTTTTTAAAACTATAAAAGAAAAGACAGATGAAGGAATTAGATAAAGATGCAGTACAACTTCTAATGGAGATGTACGAAGATGAATTAAGAATAGACCCAACACAAAAAATAGAACATCCTGAACCTGCTTTATCTTTAGGAACTAAAACATACGAAACAAAAGATGGATTAAAAGAGTTTCCATTACCATTAGGAACTTACGGAAACTTTAGTTTTGTACAAGCACCGCCTAAATCTAAAAAAACGTTCTTTATATCGCTTTTAAGCGCAGTTTATATGAAAGGACAAATAGATACATTCGGTGGCGATTTAAGAGGTTATAGCAACGGAAAACATCTAATTCATTTTGATACTGAACAAGGTAACTTTCACGCTCAAATGGTTTTTAGAAGACCATTAGATATGACTACTATAGATACAAGTAAGTATCATACATTTGCGTTAAGACAACTTGACTTTAAAGAAAGAATACAGTTTATAGAATGGTACTTGTATGATAAATTAGAAGGCAAAAATATAGGACTTGTTATTATAGATGGAATTGCTGATTTGTGTAGTGATGTAAATAACATTGAAGAATCAAATGCAGTAGTTCAAAAGCTAATGAAATGGACAAAAGATTTGAATTTTCATTGCATTTGTGTAATTCACAGTAACTTCGGTTCAGACAAGCCCACCGGTCACCTTGGGTCATTTTTAGAAAAGAAAACAGAAACGCAAATACAATTAGAGTTAAACACAGTAAACAAAGAATTAGTAACGGTAAGTTGTAAACGAAGTAGAAATGCATCATTTGAAACATTTAGTTTTAAAGTTAATAATTTTGGATTGCCACAAGTAGAAGGAGCAATGTATGACCCATTGAAAGGTATATTTTAAATTGTTAATAACTTTTAAATATATTTACAAAATGAAAACCACAATAAAAAACCAAATAGAAGAATTAAAGAAATCAGCATCACGCACAGGGTTAATCTTTTGTGATAATAAAGTAATGTTTTCATTGATTCAAGAAATGCTTTTAAAGTTAGAACAAATAGAAGAATTGATAGAATTAGAAAACGAATTACATTTTACAGATGTAGCTGATGCAGTTAAGAATATGTATAAGAAAGATGAGAATTTAACACACGTGTACGTTAACTTCCAAGTAAGACCTGTAGAAGTAGAAAAGAAGTTTGGTGTAATTGATGCTAAATTATACCTATAAAATATAAATTAGTAAAACGGCTAAACCGTCCTATATATAAGTAGTAAAAAAAGAATAATCGGAAAAGAAGAATTGATTATTAATTTTAATACTTAAATATGTTTACAATTTTAATTGCTATTGCAGCAGTAGTTTGGGTAGTCTTAATGACTATTCAACGTTATGGTGGGGAATTAATTATTAGCCCTGTTATTGGTTTTATGGTTGGGTGGTTGTACAATCCTGAACAATTTGATGATGGAACTGAACACACTATTCAGATTCTTTTAGGTATTGTTTCTATTACAATTATTTGGAACACCTATGAATAACCAATGGCTTGGAAAAGTAGCTGAACACCATTCCGAATGGGTTAAGGTTGTTCAATCATTTGGTGAATTTGACTATGCAGAAGACATAGTGCAAGAAAGTTATATTGCGTTATGGAAGTATGCTGATGCAGAAAAGCTTTTAGACGCTAATGGTGATGTAAGAAAGGGTTACGTTTATTTTACACTACGTTCTTTATTTTATCAATACTATAACAAAAAGAAAAAGGTGAACAAAGTAGATGTAGATGGTTGTTGGGAATTATTTGACGACTCAAATATAGAAGAACATAAAGCATACAACGAAATTTGTTTACTAATTGATGAAGAAATTAAAGATTGGGGATGGTACGATAGGAAACTATTTAAACTATATAGGGATACAGATTTAAGTATGCGTGATATATCAAAAGAAACAGGTATTAGTTTGATTTCAATTTTTCACTCTTTAAAGAATCACAAAGCAATTCTGAAAGAAAAGTTTATGAAAGACTATCAAGATTATATAACAAACGATTATAACTCAATTTACTAACTATGGCAAAAGCAAGAACAAAAGCACCTTCAAAAGGATTAGGTGACACAATTGAAAAATTTACTGAAGCAACAGGAATAAAAGCTGCAGTAGAAGTATTCACTAAAGCAACGGGTATTGATTGCAAATGTGAAGAAAGAAAAGCTAAATTAAACAACCTAATTCCGTATAGAAGAAAGGTTAATTGTTTAAATGAATCAGACTACAATATGTTAACTGAATTTGTAAAACCAACAAAAGGAAGTTTAACACCAAACGAACAATGGACTATAATGGCTATTTACGAAAGGGTATTTGAAGTAAAAATAGAGCATTCAAATTGTGGTTCTTGTTGGAGAGATACAATTTCTGATTTAAGAAAAGTTTATAACGAATACAAAGTGAATGATTAACTGGAACGAGGCGGATTTGTTCGATTTTTTAAAGTCGAACGTTTACCCTGATTTAGTTAAGTCAAAGAATCAGATGTCAAGGTGGGATTGCTACAGTCCCACCACAGGACATAGAATAGAGCTAAAATGCAGGAAGCGACACTACCCAACACTACTACTTGAAAAGAAGAAATATGATGCAATGATAGAAGAATGTGAAAAGCATTTAGATATACCAATTTATATTAATTCAACACCTGAAGGAGTATTTAGTTTCAACTTGCATAAGATATACCCAACGTTTGAAATAAACAATAAAAATCCTGCTACAACACAATTCTATAATAATAATAGGATAGAAAAAGAAGTAGCATATTTAGAAATTAACGAAGCATTAAAATTAAACAAATTATGAAAGACAATCCAATCCAATTAGAATTTTTAAAGAGTGTACTATTATCACAACTATTACTTGAATGTAATGAAAACTTACGATTCACAAAGCAATATAACGGTGCTTTAAAGCATTTACTTAATAAAGTGAATAGTCACTTAGAAACAACTGTTTATGATGAGTACAGAAAGATTTATAATACAGATGCAGAAATGACTACAAACATATTAAGAAGCATTGAAGATTTAGTTACAAAGCTAACTACTTCAAACTTGGATGAACTTGTAATGATAAATGCAGTTATTGAAAAGTACAACGAAAACAAAGAATGGTTTGCTGAATATGGAAACGCAGAGTTCTTAAGAATCGAATAATGGCTAAAAAGAAAATAGAAATATATTCACCACATTACACACAAGTAAACGCTATGGTGTATTGTGTTAAAAGAAACGTTGCTTATTCACTTGAAGCAAATAAGAACAAAAGATTCTACATAGTTAAATACATTCCAAGTGATTATAAGAATGTAATCTACTTGAAAGAAAACAATAAGAAGATAGAGTTCAGTGAATATGAAGCAACAAAAAAGATAATGGAATTATATGTTAACCAAAGTAAATTGATATGAAAGTAAAAGATACAATGACAGAATGGATTGAAGCACAGGTAAAAGATAGTGTAGTGCAATCAGTTATTAATAAGTTTAAACAACGTAGTGATGTAGGAATAAAGAAATACAATACTACATTAGACCGTGAGGATTTAACTGATAAAGAATGGATAAACCACGCACAGGAAGAAGCAATGGATTTAATTTTGTATTTAGAAAAACTTAAAAGATTATGAAGCAATCACAATTACAAAGAATACAACGTATTATGAAATTCAACTACAATAGAGGGTTGAATAGTGAAAGAGTCAATGCAGTATATAGAAAGATTATTAAACAAAAATTAGAGGGTAGCAATTAGCTATCCTTTTTTATTTGTTAAAATTTTGTTAATACTTGCAAGATATTAATAACTTGTTTATATTTGCTTCAACATTAAAACCAAACAATATGACAAAGCAAGAAATCAAAACAGAATTAGAAAATGTAATCTACGTTTTAGAAACATTAGAAAACGATTACTCAGCACTTAAACTAAAAGCAGTGCTATCAGCTTTAGAGCAAGATTGGAATGAATCAGCTTACTTTACGCAAGAGATAGATACTATCTTAAACTACGAAGAAACTATGAATAATCTAAATAACATAACCATATATGAATGAAGATGCAACAATAAAGATATTTAGCAAGATACAATCACTCGAACGTGACTTGCAATGGATATACCACGAATACTTTAACGGACAAGTAAACGATGACCAATTTATGTCAATGATAGATTCAACAGAAAGAGATATACAAACACACTATTACATTTACGACTTAATTATACAAGATGCAAGAAAAAATTAAAACATTAGATAACAAGATTTGGGATAAGAACGAACTATTAGATAATATGTATGACGATGATTTTTACTATGGTTATTTAGGTAAACAAGCATTATCATCTTCATCACTTAAAATGGTGCTTAAATCACCTAAAACATACAAGTATGTTACAAAGTATGGTCAAGCAGAAACGCAACCGTTAAGAGATGGTAAACTATTCCATACATTGATACTTGAACCTAATAAGATAGATGACTTTACCTTTGTAGATTGCAAAACTAAAGCAGCAAAAGAATACAAACTTGCAGTAGAAGAAAAACAAAACGTTTACACTACAAACGAGTTAAGAGATGCTGAAAGATTAGCTGATGCAATCCTAAAGAATAATGAAGCTACTGCTTATTTTATGGGTGCAGAATTTGAAATACCTGAAATAGCAATGATAGATGGAATACCATTTAGAGCCAAAGCAGATATTTTAAGAGGAAATCAAATAATAGATTTAAAAACTACTACAGGATTAAACGAATTTAGATATTCAGCAGACAAATATAGTTATGACTTACAAGCATACTTGTATAAAGAGATGTTTGGAGTAGATGAATTTGTTTTTGTATGTATAGACAAAGGAAGTTTAGACATTGGAATATTTGAATGTAGTGATGACTTCTACCAAAAAGGTAAAGACAAACTTGAACAAGGTATTGCTAATTACAAATACTTCTTTCAGAATGAAGCAGTAGATTTAAACCAATATGTATTAAGAGGAATACTTTAAATAATAAAACTATGACATCAAAAGAAAAAGCAAGAGAATTATACAACAAATATTGGTTAATAGTAGATACTAAAAGTGTTAATAAATGTGCGTTAATAGCAGTTAATGAGATATTAAATAATGTTAATGGTGCGTTAGAATATGAATCTGATATTGAATATTGGCAAGAAGTTAAAAAAGAAATAGAAAAACTATGAAAGTAACAGATAAAATAACAATAACGAATGAAGATAATATGCTATTGATGGCACGTTATCCTGATAACTACTTTGACTTGGCTATTGTAGACCCTAATTATTCAGAAACATTTAATACTAATGCTTGTGCAAATAACAAAGGTAAAAAAGGAAATTATAAAATTTCTAATTTAAACTCAAAAACACCTGATTATTATTTTGATGAGTTAGTAAGAGTAAGTAAAAATCAAATTATATGGGGTGCTAATTGGTATGGTAAATATTTTGGCATAGGTGGAATAGTTTGGGATAAAAAAAATACAGGTAATTATTCTCCTTGTGAATTTGCTTATAAATCTATAAATAACCACATTGATATATTTTCTTTTAGATGGAATGGTATGCTTCAAGAAGATATGAGTAATAAAGAAATAAGAATACACCCAACGCAAAAACCTGTAGCACTTTATAAATGGATATTAGATAAATACGGTAAAGAAGGAGATAAAATACTTGACACACATTTAGGTTCAGGTTCAATAGCAATAGCTTGCCACGATTACGGATTTGAACTTACAGCTTGTGAATTAGATAAAGAGTATTACGATAAAGCAATACAAAGAATTAAAAACCACACTAACCAACAAAAACTATTTTAAATGGAAACTAAAATAAAAGAATTAATCTTAAAAGAATTAAGAGTAGATATATCTGAACAAAGCAGGAAACGAGAAATAATAGAAGCAAGAGCATTATACTTCTATTTAGTAAGAAAGATATATACTAAAAGAAGTTTACAATCAATAGCTGCAGACTTCGATATGAATCACGCAACAGTTGTACACGCATTAAAGAACTTTCCTTTATATGAAAACTACAATACAAAAATATTAGACTGCAAGAATCTAATACTAAAACTATTAGGGGATGAAGTAGAGCAAGAACTATCACAAGAAGATATCTTTAAACAAAAGTTACACGACTTGGAAAAGCAACTAAACGCACCAAGATACGAATACACAATTATAAACAACCTTAATAACCTATTAGAAGCTACTAAAGGAACAGAACAACACGATTTGATTACTTTACGATTAGAAGCATTCTATTCAATGAATAAAAACATAAGACTATGACACTAAAAGAAAAATTTGAAAATAATATTATTGGAATCAATGGTGAAATAAAAATAGCAGATGATTACGCTGTTGAGTTTGCAGATTGGCTTATTAAAAGACAAATAAATTATTTTGAATCGCTTACAGAACTGTTAAAGGTATTTAAAAAAGAAAAAGGATTATGAAGATAACAGACATAATAGAAATTTTAAGAAGCGATAACACATCTTACCTATGGGACTTACCAAAACCTAAATGGGAAGCAATAGACTATTATAATCTAAATCAAATTAAACAAGGTAACAAATATCATAATAGAAAGAACCAATACGATTACATAGGTCTATCTGATAAAAGTGCAAAGATGCAAAAAGAACAAAAACATAGAATGAAACCTATTAGAAGAAAATCAGATGGTAAGATATTCAGTGGAATGATACAACTATGTAGGGAAACAGGAATCAATCGTTCTTCATTATCTTTAGCTTTAAATAACAAGCCGAATGGATTGCAGAAATACAAAGATGAATATGAATTTATAAATAATTAATTATGGGAAAAATGTATATAATTTATTATAGCACAGGTGAATATGAAGATTATACAGAACATCATATATTTGCTACATTTGACAAACAAAAAGCTTTTGAATATGTTAGTAGGTTTAATTCATTAATAGATAAATGGTATAATTACTACAGTAAATACAATGGTGATTATAGATGGATAAAAGATGAGTTTGCAGATAAATATTTTCCAAGATGGTATATGATGCACGAACTAAACAATTGTTTTTATAAAGAAATACAAGTAAGACTTTAACAACTATAGATAATAGTTATTATAGAATTAATAATAATAACTTTTTTAAATATGGAAGATAAAAGAAGAAACAACGGTGGTCATAAAACTGCAGGTAGAAAATCTAAAGTTGAAGAACAAAAGGTAAACAATATTTTCATCCAAGCTTTAAAAGAACTATACAACAAAGATACTGAAGATGAAACAAAGATTGCTTTTGTCAAAGGTACTTTAATGGAATCACAAAGAGGTCAATTATTTATTGCTGAACACATATTTGGTAAACCTAAAGAAATAGTTGAAACTACACACAATATTAACGACTTCAATATAAAAGATATATTCAAAATTGATAAGTCTAAATAACAAATACAATCTACTTGGTTCAGATAGTAGGTACTTTGTAATAACAGGTGGAAGGGGTTCAGGGAAGTCATATTCTTTGAACTCGTTTCTGCTATTGTTAACTTATGAAGTAGGACACGTAATACTATTTACACGTTACACTTTGACTTCTGCAAATGTATCTATCATTCCTGAATTTATAGATAAGATAGAATCAGCCGATTTAAGCAACGATTTTTATATTACGAAGGACGAAATAGTAAATCTAAAAACAGGCTCTAAAATCCTATTCAAAGGCATTAAAACAAGTAGTGGAACACAAACTGCATCACTTAAATCTTTAGCAGGTGTTACTACTTGGGTATTGGATGAAGCTGAAGAACTAACTGATGAAGAAGTATTTGAAAAGATAGACTTCAGTATTAGAACCAAAGGTGTACAGAATAGAGTGCTACTTGTACTGAATCCTGCAACAAAAGAACACTTCATATATAAGAAGTTTTTTGAAGATAAAGGAATCCAAGCAGGAAGCAATTTAATCAAAGGTGATACTACTTATATACACACAACCTATTTAGATAATATAGATAATCTATCAGCTTCTTTTATAAGTCAGATAGAAAACATCAAAGAACGTAGACCTGAAAAGTACAAGCATCAAATATTAGGTGGATGGTTAGATAAAGCTGAAGGTGTTATCTTTAACAATTGGACAATAGGCGAATACAAGCAAGTAGGTAAAAGTATCTTTGGTCAGGATTTTGGTTTTAGTAATGACCCTACAACGTTAGTAGAATGTAATATAGATAGTGCTAACAAAAAGATATACATTAACGAAAGATTTTCTTTACCTGCATTAACTACATCGCAGATATATCAATTAAATAAGCAGCACTGTTTAGATAGTTTGATAGTAGCAGATTCTGCTGAACCAAGATTAATTTCAGAACTACAAGCTGCAGGTTTAAATATAGTACCTGCAATAAAAGGTCAAGGTTCAGTTACATACGGAATAGCATTGCTACAAGATTATGATTTAATAGTTACGCCTGAATCAATTAATTTAATCAAGGAATTTAATAACTACTGTTGGTTAGAAAAGAAATCTAATACACCTATAGACAACCATAACCACTTAATAGATGCATTAAGGTATATTGTATCATATCAATTAGAAAATCCAAACAAGGGTACTTATTACGTCTATTAATTAAACAAGGGTAAATGAGTTACGGAGAAATAATAGCTACTATACAATGCTACATTCATCACATTAAAGGGATTGAAGTAGCAATTAACCTACCACGAAACATTGGTGAGATTAAAAAGATGCAGCAGATGTATCAAGTAGCACAGGAATATTTAAGGGTATAGCATTAAAAAATAATTTTATTTTAAGGTTATATAATTAAATTTTATATATTTGCCTTAACATTAAACAAATATAACTATGGAATACTATGACTATCAAAACGAATATCCTGAAAACGAATGCAGGTATTGTGGAGCAGCTTGTGAAAAAACATATTGTGATAAACAATGTGAACGAGCAGATGAAGATTAAGTTTTAAATAAGTTGGTTAAAGAGGTGGTCAGAAATGGCTGCCTTTTTTTGTTTATACCTTATAGGGTATAATTATATTTAAAAACATATAAATTATATCATATCGGGTATAGTATATGCTATTACGTATAAAAATGCTTTATAGTACATTATTATATGCACAAACGTATAGATGCTTGTATTTACCAACGCTAAATGCTTTATAACGCATTAATGATTGTTATTACACACAAAACAAGGCATATTGTGTTAAATAACGGACACTTAATACAATAAACAAAAATGTTTATTAATAACTAAAACAAAACAGAATGAAAATAGAATTAACAATTCCAACAACGCTAAATGATATTAAACTTGCACAGTATCAAAAGTTTTTATCAATAGTAAAAGACAATGAAGAAAGCGAATTCTTGCAACAGAAGATGGTGCAATTATTCTGCGGTATAGATTTAAAAGATGTAGCTCAAATTAGATACAAAGATGTGGCTGAAATTACTGCTAACATTAATAATCTATTCACAAAAGAAAATCAATTAATACAACGCTTTAAAATGGGTGGTGTAGAGTTTGGATTTATTCCTAACCTTGACGAAATGTCTACAGGTGAATATATGGATTTAGATACATACATCACAGATTGGGATACTATGCATAATGCAATGGCAGTATTATATAGACCAATTACAAACAAGTTAGGTAATAAATATCAGATAGAAGAATACAAAGGTTCTATCACATATGCTGAAGTTATGCGACACGCACCATTGGATGTAGTATTAGGTGCTATGGTTTTTTTTTACAATTTAGGGAACGACTTATTGAAAAGTACGGTAAACTATTTGGAGAAGAATCAGGAAGTGCAGGATATTCTGACCAAGCACAATTTGGAAAACGTTGGGGATGGTATTCAAGTATCTATGCTCTTGCTCAAGGAAACGTTAGAAGATTTGATGAAGTTTCCAAGCTTCCCATTACACAAAGTTTAACTTGGCTAACATTTGAAAAAGAGAAAACAGAAATAGAAATGAAACTAATAAATAAGAATAAATAATGAAAGGATTTTACGAAATAAGCCAAGCAATTAAAAACCAATTGGATGATGATGCTTTTGTAAATACAGTTACTATTGGTGATATATTTAAGATTGACTTGAACAAGCAAACTATATTTCCTTTATCACACATAATGATTAATTCAGCTAACTATAACGGAAAGACTTTTAACTATAACATTTCTGTTTTGTGTATGGATATAGTAGACGAATCAAAAGAAGCTACTACTGATTTGTTCAGGGGTAATGACAACGAGCAAGATGTATTGCACACACAAGAAATGGTTGCACGTAGGTTGCTTGAAATGTTAAATAGAGGTGATTTGTATGATGATGGATTTCAATTAAGCAATGGTTCAGCTTCTATAGAATACTTTGTAGATAGATTTGAAAATAAGATTGCAGGTGTTACAATAACATTTGATGTGATGACTTTTAACGATATGACTATCTGCTAATGGCAAATGAATTACAAAATGTAAACGATGTACTAAAACGCTTTAGAGATTATGTGATTCAACAATCAAGAAGTAATTTATCTAAAAGCCAAAAGAACGTTTCTAAAGAACTATATAATAGTTTGAAAGGAGAAATAGTTACAGAAGGTAATTATTCAATAGTGGGCTTTAAAATGGCTGATTATGGTTCTTATCAAGACAAAGGAGTTCGTGGTGCATCAAGTTCAGCTAAAGCACCAAATAGTCCGTTTAGGTTTGGAAGTGGTACAGGTAAAAAAGGTGGTTTAACTAAATCAATATTAAAATGGGTACAAGCGAAAAGATTTCAATTCCGAAACAAAGAGAATGGGAAGTTTATGAGTTACGAGCAAACAGGGTATCTTATTTCTCGCAGTATTTTTCACAAAGGAATTAAGCCAAGTTTATTCTTCACTAAACCATTTGAAGCAGGATATAAGAAATACATAGACACTGATTTAATGAAGGCATTTAGTCAAGATGTAGATACAATAGTAGATTATAATTTAACAGATATAAAATGATAATATATTCAAGAAGTCCTTACTTCATAACAGTAAACGAATCAGCGCAAGTAGGTTCTAAAATAGAATTAAGATTATGGAATGGTACGGGTTCAGCACCAACACCTGCTACTTATACATTTAGCAAGTCTATTGCGAGTGCAACACAATTAGAAAACGTGTACAACATAAGTCCCTTTATAAAAGAATACATTGACAATGTAGCACCTATTTACGCTTCAGGAGAAACTGATTCTACTACTATGTGGGTAAACGTACAAGTTAAACGCTTTAAAGAAACTTCAGTTGGTTCTTATACATTATTAGACACTACTACTTATTTAGGTACAAATGGATATACTGCTTTTGCTGATGGGTACAATTACACCAATGCATCAAATACTTTTATGCTATTGTCAGATAATTCAAAAGAAATTAAATACGATATTACAAAATCTATTCCGTATGTCAATGTATTAATAAGCCCTGAAGAAGGTGATGTAATAACTGCAACCTATAAAGATTTAAGAGGTCGTAATGAATTGGTAGTTGGTTACACAGAAACAAAAGGAATGTTAAAAATTCCATTAACAACTACAAATGTTAAATACAATAAAGGCAACACGTTGACTATTTCTTATAACGATACTGATTTTGTTTATAATGTTAAGCCAATTTGTGAACCTAAATATTCACCTGTAATTTGTTCTTATATAAATCGCTTTGGTGGGTGGCAATTCTTAACCTTTTTTAAGACTCGCATAGACAATATAAATGTTAAAGGTAGTAACTATAACTTACTACAAGATTCAATTGATTACAACACGTCTAAAGGGCAATCTAAATCATTTAACATTAATGGGAAGCAGTCAGTTAAATTAAGTTCAGGATTTGTACCTGAAAATTATTCTGATTTGATTCAAGACTTATTATTGAGTGAAACGGTTTTATTGGATGGTTTACCCGTAGAGGTTAAGACACAAAGCACTACATTAAAAAGGTCTTTACAAGATAGAAATATCAATTATGAAATAGAATTTGATTACGCATTTAACTTAATTAACAACGTTATTTAATGGTAACAGTAGGATTATATATTTATATAGATGGAATTGCTAAACGTGTTGAATTATTTGATGATGAAAAGATTTCTATCACATCTTCTGTTCAGGATGTTTCTGATATTTCAAAAGTAAGAACGGATTTTAGTCAATCGTTTACAGTACCTGCAAGTGAAAGAAACAATAGAATCTTCAGCCATTGGTATAATAATTCGTTAGATGGTGGTTACGATGCAAGAAAAAGAAAAGATGCTTATATTGAATTAGATACTATACCGTTTAGAAAAGGTAAGATACAATTAGAAAAAGCAACTATAAAAGATGGCGTACCTGAAAACTATACTATCACTTTTTATGGTTCTTTAGTTTCGTTAAAAGATACATTTGCAAATAAGAAATTATTTGATTTGGATTTTAGTGCTTACAATTTTGAATACACAGGTTCAGAAGTAATAGATAGAGTATCAGGTGGTGTTACTAACGATGTTAAGTTTCCTTTAATTTCTTCTAATAGAGTTTGGCAAGATACAGGAACTACTAATAACATAACTACTTCAGGTGGTGCAATATTAACTTCTGAATTATTTCCTGCAATAAGATTAAACAAAGTATTTGATGCGATTGCTGATAATTATAATATAACTTTTGAAGGTGATTTTTTAACAGATGAAAAGTTTACTAATGCTTTTTTATGGTTAAAGAATGCAGAAACATTTATAGCTAAATCAGCACCAACTAAAATAACATTTTCAACAAGTTCAGGTTTTCCTGTAGCAAGTCGATGGTATTTGAGTTCAAGTTTAACTTATGTGCAACCTACAACTTTTAGAAATAGCTTTGTAACATTAGACATAACAACTGCAAACACTAATGTAAACTATTCTATTTTAGTTTATAAAAATGGCACGCTATTAAGTACGATACCTGTAGCTGATAAAACTTTAGGCACTAACACTTTTAATGTTATAAGCTTTACAACTGATTTACCTGCTAATGTTGGTAGTTATGAATTTTACTTACAATCAGAAAGTCCAATGACATATGAAAGTGATTTAGAAGTAAGTGTAATTACTTTTGATAGTGGTATTGCAAACAATCCTTCACAGACTACAACGGGAGTTGTAAACGTTTCGTCTTATATGCCTGATATTAAAGTAGAAGATTTCTTTAGTGGTATTTTAAAAATGTTTAACCTTACTTGCTTAAGTTACGAGGCAAATATTTATCAAATACAAGAATTAGAATCTTGGTATGCTGATGGTAACATTACAAATATAACTCCTTACATTTTAAGCGATGATGTTTCTATAGATAGATTGCAATCGTATAAGAAAATCAATTTTAAATATGAAAAATCTGAATCGTTAATGAATGTTGCGTATGCTTCTAATGCAGGAACACAATACGGTGACTTATTAGCTGATTTAGATGCTGATGGTGGTGAGTATGGTGTATCATTACCTTTTGAGAATTTATTATTTAATAAGTTTACAGGACAAAATTTGCAGGTGGCTTATGCGTTAAAGCAAGATTTTAAAAACTATCAAACAAAACCCGTAATTCTTTACGATTATAATACTTTACAAACTTGTAATTTCTATTTAAAATACAACACAACTACAACCAACATAACTACTTACAATTGTTTCGGTCAAGATACTTTGATTGGTTCAACTAACTATAGTTTAAATTTTGGTTCAGAAGTTAGTTCGTTATTATTAACACCAATAGAAAACAGTTTATATAACGTATATTATTATAATTATTTATCTAATATATATAATCTTAAAACAAGAAAGTATAGTTTAAAAGCAATGTTTCCTATTAGCTTATTGACTAAATTAAAATTAAACGATAGAGTTATAATACGTGATACAAGATATTTGATTGATAATATGAATATAGATTTAACTTCAGGCGAAGTGAGTTTAACTTTAATAAACGACTTTAGAATTTTATGATAAAAGAAATATTAAATCTTTTAATGATGGGTGACCATTATGGAGAAAGTGAAACAATAGAAATAGCTAAAGGTAAATATGAATTGCCTAATAGTTGGACAAAAGGATTTAACCAAATAAAAAGACAAATTAAATGGCAAAGACAGTAGAAGTAGACTTACAGGTAAACTCAAATATACAAGGTTCTATTAGCGAATTAAAAGCGTTAAAAAGACAATTAAAAGATACTGCTGCAGGTAGTGCTGAATTTAAAGCATTATATAATCAAATAGACGATTTAGAAGATAAAATTAAATCATCTAAAAACGCTTCATCTGATTGGGTTGATAGTTTAGAACAAGCAGGTGGACCTTTAGGTGCATTGGGTTCTTCTTTAAACAAGGCAAAAGTAGCTACACAATCTTTTGGTGGTGCTTTAAAAGCTACGGGTATAGGTTTAATTGTAGCATTAGTGGCGGGTTTAGCTGCTGCATTTAATGATAACGAAAAAGCACAAAAGAAACTACAACCTTTGTTAAACAATTTGCAAAAAATATTTGCGGGTGTGTTTGCAGTTGTAGAACCGTTATTCGATACGCTTTTAGATTTAGCTACTAAAGCACTTCCGTATGTTAGTGATGCATTTAAAGTAGTTTATTCAAGTGTTACTGCAGTATTTCAATCTTTAGGTAAATTAGGTTCAGCAGTTAAGAAATTAATAGGTGGTGATTTTAGTGGTGCTTGGGATGATGCTAAAAGTTCTGTAACGGGGTTTAGTAAAAACTTTAATGACGCTAAAAACAGATTTGAAAAAGGTAGCAAAGAAATGACTGCTACTGAAAAAGAAAACGCTGCTAAACGTGCTGAAGCATTAGAAAAAGAAAATGAAAAGAAAAAAGCTGCTGAAGAAAAAAGATTAGAAGCAGTAAAAGCACATAATCAAAAGTTAAAAGAAGAAAGAGAAAGAGCAGCACAAGAAGAAGCTGAATTCCAAAAAGGACATCAAGAGTTTTTAAACCAATTAGATGAAAATGCTTTTGCAGGTAAATTAGCTAAAGGAAAAGAGCAATATGAAACTCAAAAAGCTATAGACCAAGAAAATGCTTTTGCTGAAGCAACTGCTGCTGCTGATGCTGCCAATGCTGACGATACCAATAGAATAATTACTTTTGAAAAAAAGAAAAGAACTGCTGAAGAAGAGGTTGCATTTCAAAAAGCAAAAGATGAAGCAATTGCAAATTCAAGAGCAAACTTAAATAATATCATAGCAGGTTTAGAAGCATCAGGAATAGCTAAAACTAAAGCGGGTCAAATTATATCTAAAGCAATTGCATTGACTCAAATTGGTATTGATTCTGCAGTAGCAATATCTAAAGCATCTACATTAGCTAATGCTGAAGGTGTAGCTGCACAATTAGCTTTTCCATTAGTTCCCGGAATTGGTACTATTGCAAGAGTTGTTTCTTATGCTTCTACCGCAGCATCTGTTATTGGAAACATTGCAAGAGCAAGACAATTATTATCAAGTGGTAGTGCGGGTGGTGGAACTGCACCAAGTGGAAGTGGTAGTTCTCCTGCAAGTGGTTCTGCTCCTTTAGCTGCTGCACCAAGTTTTAATGTAGTAGGTACATCAGGACAAAATCAAATTGCACAAAGTTTAGGAAATCAAGCACCTGTAAAAGCTTATGTAGTTAGTAACGATGTTACATCTGCACAAAGTTTAGATAGAAATATTGTTAAGACTGCTACATTAGGTAATTAACAAAAACCAAATAATTTAATTTATAAATAAAAATAAAATGCGAATAGTAGAATTAATCATAGACGAAAAAGAAGATTTAAGTGGCGTTGAAGCTATTTCTGTTGTAGAGTTTCCTGCAATAGAAGAAAACTTTATCGCACTTAACCAACAATTACAACTTGCAAAAGTTGATGACGAAAAGCGTATATTAATGGGTGCTGCTTTGATTCCAAACAAAAACATTTACAGACGCAACGGTGAAGATGAGTATTACATTTTCTTTTCAGATGCTACGGTAAAAAAAGCAAGTGAATTATTCTTAATGAATAGCAATCAAAACAACGCTACTTTAGAACACCAAAAAAAGATAAATGATTTGTCTGTAGTTGAATCTTGGATTGTAGAAGATACTGAAATGGATAAATCTAAAAAGTATGGTTTAAATGCACCTATAGGTACTTGGATGGTTTCAATGAAAGTAAACAATGATACTATTTGGAATGACTTTGTTAAAACGGGTAAGGTAAAAGGTTTTTCTATTGAAGGATATTTTGCTGACAAATTAGAAATGAGTTTGCAAAAAGAAGAAGAAGAACAATTGATTGAAAAGTTAAAATCTATAATTTCTAAATATGAAAATTAGTTTTGACTATGATGGAACTTTAAGTACTGCAAAAGGTACTGAAATGGCAAAAGAATTCATTGCTAAAGGTAAAGAAGTTTATATTATTTCTGCAAGACATTTAAAAGTAGGAATGGTTAAAAAAGCACAATCTTTAGGAATACCTTTTAGTAGAATTTATGCTACAGGTTCAAACGAAGAAAAGATTGCCAAAGTAAAAAGTTTAGGAATAGATGAGCATTACGATAATAACAAAGATGTAATAAATCAATTAGATGGTATTGGTAGATTATTTAATAACTAAAATAAATATAATTATGGGTAAATCAAGTTCGCCAAAAGGTGGAAAACGTGGATGTCTTGGAAAAGATGGAAAATATGCTATTGAAAACTGCACAGGTGAATTAGCGAATCAAGGTATTGGTTCAACTGTATCACAAGGTGGTGCTACTGTAACTGTAGTTGATGGTGTAAAAACTATTGTTAGAAGCAATGGGTAATTTATAACAAATAAAAATAATATTATTTATAAACAAATTAAATATTTTAAAAATGAGTGTAATTAACGAAATCAAAACTCTTTTGGGTATGGAAGTAAACCTTGCTCAAATGAAACTTGAAAACGGTACGGTAATCGAAGCAGATGCTTTTGAACCTGAAATGGCTGTTTTTATAGTTAACGAGGAAGATAGAATTGCAATGCCAGTTGGTGAATACCTTTTAGAAGATGGAATGCTTTTAAAGGTTGAAGTTGAAGGTGTAATTGCTTCTATTGAGATGCCTGAAGAAGTAATGCCAGAAGCTGAAGTTGAAGTTGAATCTCCTGAAGTTGAGGTTGAAGTAGAAGCTGCTGCTGAAGCAACTCCTAAAAAGATTGTTGAATCAATCACTAAAGAAATGTTCTTTTCTGAAATTGAAAAATTAAGAAATGAAATTGCTGAATTGAAAGGTGTAAAACTTTCTGCTGATGAAGAAGATAAAACTGATGAGGATTTAAAATCTAAAGAAGTTGAATTAAGTGTTGAACCATTAACACATTCTCCTGAAGTAAAAGCTCCACAAGTTCAAAAATTCGGTGCATCAAGACCAATGACTACTCAAGATAGAGTTATGGCAAAACTTTTTAAATAATAATAAACTAAATAAATAAATAAAAATGGCTACTACTACAAGTATTACTACTACTTATGCAGGTGAATTTGCTTCTAAATACATCTCTGCTGCTTTGCTTTCTGCTTCTACTATCGAAAATGGTGGAATCGAAGTAATGCCTAATGTTAAATACAAATCTGTAATTCAAAAAATTGCTACTGATGGTATCGTTAAAGATGCTACTTGTGATTTTTCTGCTACATCTACTGTAACATTAAGCGAAAGAATTATCACTCCTGAAGAATTCCAAGTGAATCTTCAATTGTGTAAAAAAGATTTCCATTCAACTTGGGAAGCAGTATCAATGGGTTATTCTTCTTTTGATTCTTTACCTCCAAGTTTTGCTGATTTCTTAATCGGACACGTTGCTGCTAAAGTTGCTGAAAAAACTGAACAAAACATTTGGTCAGGTGCTACTGCTAACGCAGGTGAATTTAATGGTTTCGCTGCTTTATTAGCTGCTGATGCTGCTTTGCCTGCTGCACAAGAAGTTGCGGGAACTACAGTTACTGCTTCTAACGTTATTGCTGAATTAGGTAAAGTTGTTGATGCTATCCCTGCTAAATTGTACGGAAAAGAAGATTTGTATATCTACGTTTCTCAAAACATCGCTCGTGCTTACGTTCGTGCTTTAGGTGGATTTGCTGCTTCAGGATTGGGTGCTAATGGTACAAACGCAATGGGTACACAATGGTTTAACAACGGTTCTTTATCTTTTGATGGAATTAAAATCTTTGTTGCAAACGGATTAGCTGCTAACACTGCTATCGCTGCTGAAAAATCTAACTTATTCTTTGGTACAGGTTTATTATCTGACCAAAATGAAGTAAAAGTTATTGATATGTCAGACGTTGACGGAAGTCAGAACGTGAGAGTGGTTCTTAGATTTTCGGCTGCAGTTCAATACGGAATTGTTGAAGATATCGTAACCTACGGAATAACAAACGCTGCTAACTAATAATTAGCCAAATAAATGAAGATGGGGAGGTAAAATGCCTTCCCATTTTTTTTTACTAACTTTTAAAAATATAAAGATGGCTTGTGAAATTTCATTAGGTAGAATAGAACCTTGCAAAGATAGCAATGGTGGATTAAAAGCAGTTTACTTTGTAAATTGGGGTGATATGACAGGTGTAACTTATGACGAAACCAATACAGATGTTATTGAAGCAGTTGCAGGTACTCCTTCAGCATACAAATATGACTTGAAAGGTAATAGTTCATTTGAACAAGCAATTACTTCTTCAAGAGAAAATGGTACTACATTCTTCGAACAAACTTTGAATTTAACTTTAAAGAAATTGTCTATTGTAGACCACAAACAAATTAAATTATTAGCATACGGACGTCCACAAGTTATCGTAGAAGATAACAACGGAAACTTGTTTTTAGCAGGTTTAGAACACGGAATGGATGTTTCAGGTGGTACAATTGTAACAGGTGCTGCTATGGGTGATACGTCAGGATATACTTTGACATTATCAGGACAAGAGCCTGTTCCTGCAAACTTCTTGAGTACTACATTGACTGCCGCAGGGTTCACTGTAGTTTCAGGGTCTTAATTCATAATTGTTTGTTTTTTGATTGGAATTGGGGTAACTTATGTTGCCCCTTTTTTCATTCAATACTTTGAACCTTTACTTAAATTATCAATAGCCCACAAAGGCTGAAAATTGGTATAGTGATTCAATTTAATTACTTCTTCTTCAGTAGTTGCTAATGCTAAAGGTTTTATATGGTCAAGATGCCATTCGCCTTGATTATTCCAATTCATACCGTCTATAAATTTATATTCTATATAATTTCTAAATTCTAAAACTGTACAACCTAAAATACTTTCTGTTTTAGCAGACTTTTTAAATTGATTTGTACCACGTTTAAAAGACCCACAAATTAAACTTCTAATATTATATTTAAATTTAAAAATTGTATCTGTTTTCTTTCTGTCTTTTTGGTATTTTTTATGGTATTCATTAAAGTATTTTTTATTATTTTGGCGATAATTTTTTTGAAATTCTTTATGTTTTTCTCTATTTTCAATACACCATTTTTTTTGATATTCAACCTGTTTTTCTTTATTATTTTTAGCGTATTCTTTAATTCTTTTAATATTTAAACTTCTATATTCTTTATGACAATTTTTACATTGATTATGGTATCCGTCTTTAGTAGATTTATTTTTTGGAAATAATTCTAATTCTTTTTCTATTTTACAGTTACTACAATTTTTCATAATCTTTTTATTTAAAACAAATATACAATTATTTAATTATTAAATAAAAAAATGCAATGATTATTTTAAAAGAGCAAGATACACCACAAGTTTTAAAATTTATTCCGAGAAATTACGGAGCAGATACTATTGTATTAAGAAACAAAACTACTAATGAAGTTCAGACTATTTCTGCATCATTTGCTTTAGATAAATATTATTTGACAACTACTACTGCTTTTGATTTAAAAGAAAACACATTTTACAATTTAACTATTAAAAATGGTGTGGAAGTAGTTTATAAAGATAAAGTGTTTTGCACGAATCAAAACATAGTTAACTATACAGTAAACAAAGATGAATACGTGGCAAACGCTACAAATAACGATTTTATAATTTATGAGTAATATATCAATTGTAAATTTAAGTGCTTATACAAGCCCTGTAATTCAAGAAAACAAGAAGAACGACTTTATCGAATACGGAAGTGATAACAATTACTTTCAGTATTTAATTGATAGGTATCTTTATTCGGCTACAAACAACGCTATCATTACGGGTGTTACCAATATGATTTATGGTAAAGGTATTGATGCTTTAGATTCTAACAAAAAGCCAAATGAATATGCACAAATGCGTAGTATCATTAAAGGTGATATGTTAAAGAAAGTAGCTTTAGAAAGAAAGATGCTCGGAATGGCTGCAATGCAAGTTGTAATGGAAAAAGGCAAAGTAAAAACTTTAGACCACTTCCCTATGCATACTTTAAGAGCAGAAAAATGCAACGACAAAGGAGAAATTGAAGCTTGGTACTATTACCCTGATTGGACTAAAAAGAAGCCTTCAGAAGCTCCTAAACGTATTCCTGCATTTGGTTTTGGTAATGGTAATGAAGTAGAAATATATGTAATTAAACCTTATGTATCAGGATTTCATTATTATACACCTATTGACTA